GCTGCAACCGTTGCCCGTATTAATGCCTATCTAGAATTAAGAGAAGCAAAGAAACCTATTCCTAATTCTTTACGTCCAGTGGCAGAGCTTATGGCTTTGATGATACGGGCAAAAGATAACTATGATGCTCTCTTTGCTCAAGCTTTGGAGACTGGCAATTTAGGTTTACTCACCCCAGAAATGTTAGAAATACCTAATGACGCTTTTACTGACGTTAAAGAGTTTGTGGCTTACGGCATGTCTTTGCCTGCTATGCAAGAGTTTTTACTTCTTTCTCCAGGTGTACTTGCAGGTGCTCCGCCTAATTTTGTTGATAGGTTATTTAATAAATTTGTACAAAGCATACGTCAGTTATTTAGTATGGACGAGAAACATACTTCTGCTCTTCAAGATTTAATTATTGTTACAAATAAACTACTAGCTGCACCAATGCCAGAAGTAGCGGTTCCTGGGGAACCAGTAGCAGCCAAAGCTAAGAAGCCAGCTGCACCGCCAAAAGCACCTAAACCACCTAAGCAATTAAAACTTGTAGAAACTTTGCTTAGAAAGATTCGATTATCTAATAGAAACTCCACATTAAACGGTTCAATTGGCGAGTTAATAATGCAGGTTAGAAATGCCAGCGATGCTATTCGTTTGATGAAGGCTATTTATGGTGCTATAAGTGTTACCAAATTAAAGCTTGCGTTAAAAGCTTTTACAACAGAAGACATTACCCGTATAGCTGGGGACAAAATTAATAACCTAAAAGTCATTAACAATGCTGTAGACGACATGGCTGGCATGCGGGTGCAAATGATCCGTGAGCTTGCTGAAAAAACTCCTGCTTGGATTAACTTTAATGAAAAATACGAAGAAGGCGGCAATATACTTGCGGATTTAATTAACGCATCTACTTTGTTAGAGGTAGACCCTACTAAACACCCCGATGCGGCAACCGCTATAAAAAATGATCCTAAGTTACAGCGCATTGAAAATGACATTCTTAATCCGTCTACGGACCCTAAAACTTTACCTAACCTTAAAAAACAAAGAACTGAGCGCACTGCAGCAATTAAGTTAGTGTATGAAGGCGGCGCTTATAACAACCCTGTTACTGGTGAGAAATACACCATGGGTGGTTGGGAGCAGTTAGGTAAATTTGGAAAAGGCGAAGGGCATGCCATATATAAGATGGCTAAAGATAGCTACAAAAAAACCTTTGACACGCATGAGCAGTTGCTAAAAGAAAAGATTGCGGCTTCTAACGTACCTGGAGATATTAACGATGCGTCTACTCCAAAAGGCAAATTAATTGCGGCTATTACTAAAACTTTCCAAGAAGCTAAACAACTTGAGGTTTATTTCCCATTAATGCGTTATGGTAACTTCTGGTTTAGCGTAGGCAAGGGCAAGAGTGGCGAGTTCTATATGTTTGAAGGGGAAGTTGCTCGTAACAACGCCATTGAAACCCGTGTTGCTGAACTTAATAAAGCTGGGGACAAGCGTACTAAAGACCAGATGATTGCCGATGGCGACATAGATATTGGAAATGACATTCGCAAACTAAGAGAAAAACATATTGAATCTAGCGATATGCTTAAAGAAATCTTTGCAATGTTAGATAAAAACAAGATGTCGGATATTGATGCTGTTAAAGACAATATCTATCAAATGTACTTGATGACTCTACCAGATAAGGACATCCGTCGTAAGTTTGTACACCGCCAAGGCAAGACTGGTTTTAGTGCCGATGCAATCCGCAACTTTATTGTTAGCCAGCATACCGCTGCTAATCAGCTAGCTCGACTAAAGTACTCAGATAAAATCCGCAATGGCATAGCTGCTGCATATGCAGAGATACAACAAAACCCGGATAAGCTAAAGCTAGCTACTATTATTAGAGAAGTTAGTAACCGAGCTATTAACGAGATTACCCCCACAGTGCCTGAAGAGGGGCTTAATTGGGACCAAGTTGCTTCGATTGGTAATAAGTTTGTGTTCTATTGGCTTTTGACTTCCCCCAAATCTGCATTAGTACAGATGACCCAGCTACCGATTGTTGGCTTACCTACCCTTGGGGCTGAGTTTGGTATCGGCAAAGCTACTGCAACCGCTGCTAGATATGGTGCCCTGTGGAATAAATTTGGCACGACCAAGAAAGACGAGAACGGAAATGTAGTAACTGAATGGGGTCAGCCATCTATTAACGACTCTAGCTATGTAAACAAACATCCAAACCCAGCGTACAGAAAAGTATTAAAAGACGCTTGGAACTTTGCTAATGACAAAGACATATTTATGTCTACCTATGCAGGGGATATGACGGCAATGGCTGCAGCCCCCAGTACTCGTTATCAAGGTTTAGTAGAAAGAGGAACTAGGTTTACATTTAATTTAATGGGTGGCGCATTTCACCATGCTGAGCGTATTTCTCGTGAAATTATGTTTATGTCCAGCTTTGAGTTAGCTTATGCGGACTACAAGAAAAAAGGCATGGACGACAAAGCTGCATTTGATGCGGCTACTAAAAGAGCCCTAAAGCTAACCTACGATGCTTTGTTTAACTACACTCAATACAACAAACCGCCCCCAATGAAGAGTGCTGCTGGACGCTTAGCATTCCAGTTCTTGACTTATCCGTTACAGATGACATCGTATTTAGTACGTAACTTTTACGGCATGTTGCCATTCTTAAACAAAGAAGAAAAGAAAGAAGCAGCTATTAAGTTCTTTGGCACACTAGGCATGACTGGTTTGTTTGCTGGTCTTACAGGTTTCCCTTTATATAGCTTTATTATGGGTATGGCAGAAGGTATGCGTGAGCTACTTCGAGATGAAGAAGACGAAGACTACGACGAAGACGACGAAGGTAATCCCCTTGGTAAACGCAGCTTAGACTTATGGTTTAGAAATTCGTTTATTCCTAACTACTTTGGTCCCGATAGCAGTCTAGCTAACTTCTTTAACTTAACTGAAGAGCAAGCTGCTACGTTATCTCGTGGTGTTGAAATGGGTCCAATATCTGCTTATACCGATTTAAACGTAGGTACTTCTACTTCTTTAGATGGGTTGTGGTTTAGAAGTGACGCTCCTGCAGAAACCTCTCGTCAAGCATTTATAAACTTTGCGTTTAGTTGGACTGGTCCAATTGGTAGCGTGGGTGCAAACTTTGCAGGTGCTTACGACGATTGGAATAATGGGCAGGTTAGTAGGGCTTTTGAAAAACTTTCTCCAGCGTGGCTTAGAGGTGGTTTAACCTCAATGAGGCTAAAGAGCGAAGGCGCAACTACTACTAAAGGTGATGAGTTGATGAACCCAGAGTTCTACACAACAGGCAAACTGCTTGCACAAACTTTAGGTTTTGGAAGCACCGAAGTGGCGCAAGTACAAAAGGCTAACTTTATGGCTAAACAGATAGTGGCAGAAATAAACAGAGAAAAACAAAATATATTAAATCGTTTAGATATTGCAGTGCGTCAAGACGACGATAATAAGATTGACAAAATATTAGAAGAAATAGACAAATTCAACACTAAGAATGCAATGCTACCAATTGACGGTGAAACAGTTAGTAAATCATTAGAGTCTCGTGCTAAGCGTCGTGGCGAAGCATATCAAGGCTTGTCTGTGCCTCAGAAAGAAGCTCCGTTTATCTACCCATTAGTAGAAGGCACTCGTTCTCCGCAGTACAAATAAAAAACCCCCGCACGAGGCGGGGGCAAAGAGTGTGGAAGGAGCTAACTTCCGAGGAGAAACAGACGAGCTGTTCTGTGCTCGAGTATAGTTAAATTCTCCAGATGCGTAAACCTTTTATACCTTCTTCTATTACTACTTTAAACAAAACTTCCATCTTCAGTCTTTTTGTAACACGCAGAATGTCTTTCTTGGCAACGTCAGGATCAAGGCAAGGTATGAAGATTGAATACCCTGTCTTAAAGTTTTTCCAGTTGACGTTATAACTAATCTTCTCTACTAACATTTTCGATAATTGGCGCTACGACCGCATCCATGTCAATAAAGTCAGGCACAGAACAGTCAAAGAACAGTGCATGCACCCCCGGAGATGTAACACGCATACCTTTGGACATCTGCTTAGTATCGGCTTTTATGTAAACACCTCGAGCTTTTAGCTCGTTAAGAGTCTCTTTGTATGGGGCTTGTGACTCCACACAATCCTTTTTAAAGTCTTTGACTACGATGTACATCATCTTAGTATCGGGTTCGTAGCGTATCCTTAGCTCGCCTCTTGGCTCCTGTACGGGTGCCGAGTGCATATTAGTACGCTTGTCTACTTCGTTGTTTACAACCAACATATTTTGAATATTACGGTTAATGTAGTCACCAATAATAGCTGCGGCGTTATTAGCTGGAGGTGCGATGTCTTGCCGTACTGTGGAGAGCATCTGCATAGACCAAGTGTAAATAGCCTTCATATCGTAGTTGTGCAGACCAAGCATTCGAGCAACCAAACCGCCTGTAATATTACAAGCAATAACGGCAGACCAGAAACGCTCTTTACTGGTTAGACGCATTTCCTTATCAATTTTGGCTTGTATTGCCAACAAGTTGCTGACTGTATCTTCTAAATTATTAACCAAGTAACTGCAATAGATGTCGCCAGCATGCCCATAGTTGACCTTAAGTTGATGGTCAAACATCTCTTTAGCTATGTGCACAGGGATGATATTGCTTGGATGTATCTGATACTCTAATAGGCGCATGCTCTCACCATCCGGGCTGTTCTTATGCACACCTAGCTTCTCGTAAAAACTAGCGTTTGAACTTGCCAACGATATGGTTTGCCAAGTGGTGCTATTAATACGCATCTCGTTCTTATCTGACCTAGACCTGTTAGCACCACGACCTTGTGACATGCTATAAGCCAGCGTAGAAAACTCGGCAGGGCTAATATTGGTAATCTCGTCAATCGTAAATGGCAGGTTGTTCATAATCCCTAGGTGCAACATCTTGGCTGCTAGGGTGTCTTTCCAAATTGCAGCTAGTCTGTCGGGGTGTCCATAGACGCTATTACACATATATAGAGCAGTAGACTTACCTGTGCCTGACTCTTTGTGAATCAAGTTTATGATTGCTCCGCTATGACCAGTAAACCTAAGAAGGGGCGCGCCAAACGCAGTAAGCGCAGCAAACGCATGGGGTTCTAATCCAGGGGCGCCATACAGATTAAACACTTCCTTCCATTTCTCTAGTGTACCCATGGGGTGCATAACTTCGGTGAACTGCCTTGTGTTTGCAGAAGGTGGGCTGTGAAATGTACCATCTTTGCTGATCTCTCTATCGCCAATAATAAACTTGCTGTTCTTATCCACCCAGCCAAATTGTGTCCTCATTAATTCTGCCCTTCCTTTATATTGCAACTCTTTAATAAATAACATTAAAAACGCCATCAACTGATCCATCTGCTTTGGCATCCCAGCGACGCCTTTTGTTGACAACGCTTCACGTAATCTTTCTTTTACTGCTACGGTAGAAAGCGGAATCGTAAACTCCCGCACACCGTCTTTGGGTAAATGCAAACGTAGTAATACAAGTTCTCCAACCGTAGGGTCTGGATCGTGCATACGCTTTACAACATACAAATCGTGTTCGTATACACAAATTGGTTCTGATTCCTCTTCATCTTTAATAGTGATGTAGATGCCACCGTTCTTCCCACGGAAGTATGGGAACGGGAAAGAAGGTATTTTGTATGTAACCGCATCTTCTATCTCTTGTGTGTCGTGGACTTCTGTATCTTCTGCTTTGACTATTTCTCTGCCTAATGCAATAGGAGAACCGATGCGCCCCTTCCATTGGCAACCTTCACAACCACCTGGGTTATTTTTCTCAAACGTACTGCAACGCTGAGCAAACGCTGTATGGCTTGCTTTCTCTTCGGTGTTCTCGGGTGAATATTCAGGGTGATTCTCTGAAATCTTATGGATTGCAGTTTCTCTGTCCACGCATCGGTGTGCAATGGATAACGCATTGAACCACATTGGTTCGGATACAGACTCTTGATTTTGATATTGATATAGTAGCTGTGCGCACCCTTCGCCATTTGCACTGCGGATCATAATCTTGCTAAACCGAGACACAGTATTAGCAGCCATGGCTTTTTGTAACTCACTTAATTCTTTGGGCGCAGTAGGTTTCTTTGGTGCTTCTTTAACACCCAAAAGGTTCTTAAATGCCTCGTAATCTACATCGGGTGCATCTGAGATTACTTCTACTGGCTTAGGTGGATTATCTTTAAAGTTTAATGTTCCGGGTACCCTAAGCACTCGGGCTATCTCAAATACACTTGCATCGACATAAAGGTTATGCAATACACATAGTTCGTTCAAACGATTAGCAACTGGTTCCCATTCTTCCCGAGTAATAGGTTTGGTAAGGGGCCAATACGCATGGATGCCTCTACCTGAATTAACAAGTAAAGGCTTGGGTAATCCGATTAATTTGCAGAAATCTTGTAGAGCTTGAAGACCTGCTACTTGGTCAATGTAACCATCAGGGCGATTTGTCTTAGGATTTACTTCTGCTTTTGCTTCACCACAATCTAAGTCAAGCCAAAATGCTTTAAGGTCTTTTACGTTCTCTTTCTTGCGATTTAAGTCGGTCTCAAACTTAGCGACACCAAAATAAACATCTCTGCCCTTAGACAGAAAATCTTCTACGTGTTTATCAAATTCTTCTCGTGTTTGAACAAGTTCTTGTATAGCAGATTTACCTTTTAAGCCGAGCACGGTTAGCCACCCATTGGGGCTTTGCACTCTGTTTAGTAGGTCTATATTTGCCATTCTCGTCTCGTTGTTAGGGGAAAAAAGGGGGGACTAATCCCCCCTCACCTTCCGGTGATGCTTTTTATTACTTACTAAGTCTATTAGCTATAAGCTTGGTGATACTTTTAGTTAGCTCCGGCTTAGGGTCGTATGCCCCAATAAACCAGTTGTATACCGTCTGCCGACTAACATTTAACATCTCTGCTATATCAGCAACCGATACACCCTTTTTTATTGCAGCTCTACCCAGCGCAACCCCAAGCCTAGTATTACCAGCTTTTTTGTTAAGCTCTATAGTTTTAGCACTATAGCCGTAGCTCATTATTAGTTATCCGACCAAGCGTTAACAACATCTGCTAACTTTGCTTTAGGTGCAGCGGGGGGCACTTCGGCTTTCTTAGCTCGTTTAACAACAGGCTCTTCAACTACTTCAGCTTCAAAAGCTGGTTTAGCCGCTGCTGGCGGTAACTTCACAACACCGTCTTGCTGAGCTACGGTCAACTGAATAACCCGCTTAGATTCTTGAGTAGATTGAGCTGCTTCTACTACATCAATCTCTTCGTCGGTCAAATGACGCACAGGAGTAAACTTCAACACATCAGCGGTCTCATTTTCATCAAAGCTAATCTGAGTAATGATGCGGTCAATGCTCTCACCATTGGCTGGCAAAAACTTAGTGTAGCTTTCAAACGGATGCGTATTACCAACACCTTTGCCAAACAATGACTTGGCAGGGATATTAAACTGGTAAATGTCGCCACTCATATCGTTTTCAAGCAACAAGGCAATACGACGATTGAATCGACATGCACGACCTTTGCCGTTATTACCAGAACCCTCGATGTTTTGTGGGCAGGTGGCGCAACTTGTAGACTGAGCGTTGGCAGCTTTTGGGTCAGGTACATCGCCTAAATTAGACCAGCAGTCAGGTAGAGTTGGGGCTGCATCAGGATCAAACGCAGTAGCGTAAAACTGACGAGATACCTTTGGTAGCGCATTAATAATGATGACGTTTAAGAAACCATCTTTAACCTTACCAGCTTCTTTGCCGTTTACAATCCTACGAAATACACCCTTAGCCATGGTGATACGACGACTAGTAGAGCCGCCACTGTCTGCTAGGGACTTAGATAATTCACTAACCTCACGATTAGTTGCTACTGAATTTTGCTGCTGAAAAATAGAAATATTACTCATGCTTTGCTCCTTCTAACGACCACGGTGTATTTACTGTCTGCTTGTAAACCAGCAGGTAACAGATTTGGATTCTCTTCGAGAAACTGCTTAAGATTGGTTTGATGCAATCTTTTCTCGAGCAGGGGGTAGGCATCATGTTCTTGTATGAACTGATACATAGAATCCCAATCAGTCGTCCAGTACCGTGTATCCACTTTACGAATAATTGTCCCTGCTGGTGTCTTGATGCTGTCAGCATTGTTCTCACGACATACGTCAAGCATTTTTTCTGCAAGCAAGTCTTGTTGAGCCTTAAGCTCTTCATCTTGTTGCTCGAACTTCTCCTTCAGCTCAGCTCGCTTGTCTCTGATCTTAATATAAATCTCGGCAAGCTTGTCTGTTGCTACATCTTCTACATCATTCATTTTTAGCTCCTTCTAACTACGAACCACTAGTATACCAATGACTTTGACAATGTCAAGCTATATCTTCAATTTCTTGTCTGTATAAGTCAATTATTTTTGTGTGGCTATCTATATTATTTTGTAACATTCTGTATAGCTTTGCTTCTACTTCACTTCCTTTGATATGCACAATGGTCATGGGGTTCTTCTGCCCCGGGCGGTTAATACGTGCATTGGCTTGCAAATATGTTTCTACGCTAGTCACAGGAGCATACCAAATGATTACATTAGCAGCTGTTAGTGTTAACCCGTGAGATGCTGCTTGGGGTTGTATTATCAAGACCCTAATGTTATCTGTCTCTTGGAAGTCTTTGATTATGTCGTGCCTTTTATTTACAGGCACTTGCCCATTAATGACTCCACAAGTAATATTAGCTGCGGTTAAATAAGTTCTTAGTAATTCTATAGTATGAGTAAACGGAACAAATACCAGGACCTTGTGTGAAGCTTCGTTGATAACCTCTTCAATAACCCGTAAACGGTTAGATACATCAAACTCTATGACTTCTTTAGTATCGGTATACACCGCACCGCCGGAGATCTGCAGTAACTTATTGATATTGGTAGCCGCATTTACCGAAGTAACCTGCTCTCCATCTGCGTGTATCAGCATTTGTTGTTTGAGTATTTTGTAATACTTTATTTGCTGGGCAGTAAGTGGGGCATCTCGTTCTACAAAAGTTACATCAGGCAGGTCTAAACATTGATCTTTCTCAAACCGAATAGCAGGTTGTAACACTTTATGCACAACAGATTGGGCTTGGGGTTTTGGTATCCAACGATAGGTGCCTACCTTGTACATAACTTGGTCACGGAACTGCCCATAGAACTTAGGGGTACCTTCGGGGTTAATTAGTTTAGCCAGTCCAAACGCATCTACGGGGGATTGTGCTGCTGGAGTACCAGTAAGCATCCACATGCCCTTAACTTGGGTGGCTATGTCTCTAAGGGTCTTCCAACGGGTTGTCTGTGCATTTTTGTAGGCACTTGCCTCATCTACTACGATTAGGTCAAACCCACCTTTTAAGACTTCTTCTTTGACGATGTCTACCCCATCAAAGTTAATAATGACAAACTCAGCATTGTTGGCAAGTATTTTCTTGCGTTGTGCTGGGCTACCATGGGCTATGTCGCATGTGCGATGGATCGCAAACTTAAATAAGTCCTGTTGCCATGCCGATCTCATAATAGATAGGGGGCAAATTACAAGCACACGACGGATGACGCCTAGATTTAATAGGTAGTCGGCTGCCCATATTACGCTAGCAGTTTTACCTGTGCCCTGCTCGTTAAAGCAGAAAGCCTTGCGGTTGAGCGTTAAGAACTCAGAAGTTTGCTTTTGGTGTGCAAAAGGCTTATGTTTACCAGGCCAGTTGTAGTCCGTTAGGATACTATTTTTTGCTGACATTCCGTTTGACGGAGTGGTCTGAGTTCCTACTGAATGATCTGTTCTTGCTAGCGGGTTTAACCTTGAGATTACCCCTAGCACTTGTTCCCCCCTTGCTGAGAGGTTTTGCATGATCGACGTCTTTTCCATCGCCTTTGTGTACCTTTCCTTCTTTCATTAGCTCCGCACGGGCTGTGTTACGTTTAGCCCTATTCTTTATTTGTTCGGGTTTACCCTGATACTGTTCGTATTCTTTTTTATATGGTCTTGGTTTGTTCACGTATGGCATTTTGTTCCTCCTCGTAGGGATCCTTCATTTTGCCGTAAAAGGGGAGAGTCATCAAGCCAGTTTGTTGCAACGCTAATTTAAACCCACTTCTTTCAAACGACCCTAGGATCTTTACCCGTATTGCCGAAGCTTCAGCAATGTGCCACTCCCCATCTACTTTAATTGCTACTTCCATGTCATAACCACCGCCCAAATCTGCATTAAGGTCTATGTAGCTTTGACATTCTGTTTTATGAGCATCTTCTCCAATCCCAAACTCAACTGTAAAGTTAGACGCAGGGTCGTGATACGAGTGTTTAAATTCAGGTTCTTTTACATCTATGGGGCAGTCGCCCATCCCGTAGCATCTAGTCATTTGCGTCTCTCCTTATAGTTATGGCAAGTTTTGACGGGGCACCAACCGCATAACGGACCCGCTACTGCATTCCATACACCCGTTTCTAGGGCTGTTTCAAGCCGTTCCAAATCAAATCGCACATGCTCAAAATAAGCTAATTTGTGTTGCGAACTGTGTTCTTTGTTTACAAACTCATTACTAACTACGAATATCAAAGCAGACTTAAGCGTTTTAAGTTCTGGGAAATGAGCAAATACCGCACCTGCTAGTAAATCCAACTGTTTCAAGTCAGCGTACTTTGCGTTCTTACTGCTCTTGTAATCCACTAGGTAGCCCTCGTCGCCATTAACAATTAGCAAGTCAGCAATACCCCGATACCACGCATCTTTATCGTAGAACCCACAAGGATTAAGTCTGCCACCTTTATTAGATACACCTAATTCAATTTCAGTATGTTTTTCACCTGGTATCCTCTTAAGCGCATCTACTGTATCTTGAATAAACGCAAACTTCTCAGGGATGGGTGTGCCATCTTTAATGTAATCTTCCGCAGCTTTATGTAGCTCTTTGCCATACACAGTAGCTTCACTGCCGTCATCCTTTACATCCTTAGCAACCTTTAAGTGATAATATTTTTTAGGGCATTGCTGGAATGTTTTTAAACTACTGTATGACCATGCTGGCATATTATTTTCTCTTTGATGCGTATTTAGCTTTTGAAATTTTTGCTAGGCAGTGAGCACACTTCCATCGTCGGATTGGTCTATGCCGACTACCAACAACAAGCATTTCACCACCAATATCAGGCTGATAGCTAGTACAACTCGAGCAATATTTTTTTCCACCACTAAGCACCTTTTCTGATATATCGCTTTCTAGGTTTAACTGCTGCAATTCCAAGTTCTTCTCCTTTATCTTCTTTCCGTGCTTCTACAAGCATATCTGCTATTTCCCATATTGCTTTTGGGTTTATTTCACCCTTCATAGCAAACCCAACTGTTAGCATAAATGCAAAACAGTCTCTTCGATCATCATCATTCATTTATGCCTGCCTCTCTTAATTTATTTCGTAGTCGTTGGCACTCGGCTTGAACAATATGTAATTGATGCCGTAGCATTTGTTCGGTGTCCTCTTTATCTTGTAAAGATACTAGCCCAGCAAAAGGTATTGGCTCTACTGTAATAGAAGCATCTTCGTAACCTGGGTGATACGGCGCTTCTTCTACTTTTTTGCGATAAGCTTCTTCTTTGTCATCCGTAGTAAATGTTGTCATTTATTGCTCCCATGTGTAGCTAAGTTGTTTTGTCCTAACTGTTGTATCTTGTAGCCGTGACCTTCTAGGTATTCAAGCAGTGCTTTACGCTTAGGTTCAAACCACGGCTTCCATGTCCATGCTTCAAAAATAATCGGTGGGTAGTTGTTCTTTTTAATGGTTTCAATACCACCCTTAATTACTTCTAGTTCGTGACCCTCTACGTCAATCTTAATAAGACGTACGTTTCGATGTGCACCTGAGTCCAAAGTAAACACCACTAACGGCTCTTTAGCACCCTCGGTTGAGCATTCGTATTCATTCTCACGAACTTCTTTGTCCATGCTAAACGCACCGATGTTGCCTTCGGTTTTGTAGTCAGGCATGGTAAGCACTAGCCGTTCTTCTTTATCAGATAACCCAAAGTTATGGCAATGGATATTATCTAGCCCATTAACAAACGTGTTAGCACATAGCTGGTAATAAACTATCCGTTGTGGCTCAAAGGCATGGTAAATATGCTTTGATACTTTTTTAGCCAAGGGTACACAAAACGTACCCAAGTTAGCCCCAATGTCTAGCACCTCACCTTCGGGTGTATCCATTAAAAGTTTAAGGCTTAGTTGGTGTATGTCGTTCTCGTATAGTTCTTTCTTCAAATGGTTTGAGATTAAATCTTGCCCTTTAAACACAAGAAACTGTGTGCCGTCTGCTTTTACTAGTTCGCAATTAGGTAGCATCTTAACTCCTTGGTAGTTGACCGCTAAAGTTGTATGTACCGCTATGCGTTAGGTTTGCCCAAGGTGCCGCATACACTTTGAATCCTGCCTTGCGAGCAATCTTACAGAAGTGGTAGTCCTCAGATAGCAGTCGGTTTGTATCCTCATCAATGCTGGTATCAAAGAACTCGCTAATGATTTTTTTCTGTGGGTTCTTATCAACAATAAGAATCATGTCGTTGGTATAGGTTGGCACCAATGGTTTTAACGTCTCAAACACGTTACGTCTAATCAACATAAAACCTGTACCACCATTGTCAATCTCCATCGGCTCATTTATATTGCCTGTGGTTTCGTTTACCCCGCCTACTAGGTTTACTACAAACGATCCTGTGTAATTACCCAAGTCTTTGTAATCAACACCCTGCTTGACCGCATCATGTACTAACTTCCAGTTAATCTCTTTCTTGGGGTACAAACCGCAGATGATGTCTTTATCAGCATCAATCATACGAATAATATCTTTTGGGTCAAAGCTAATATCGGCATCAATAAACATCAGATGTGTTGCGTCTGACTGCATAAAATCATAAGCCATACCATTACGAGCACGGGTAATCAAAGACTCATTCATCATGTACGAGTAATACATTTGGATATTGCGTGGCGAGAACGTTTGCACACAGTTTAGTATGCCCATGGTGTAACCGCCTGTGCATAGCCCACCATACATCGGTGTAGCTACAAATAATTTAGCGGGCTTTGGTGCTTCTATCGCTGATACGTTTTCTAACATTTACTACTCCTTTTAGTTTGTTTACTTCTTGCTTCTTTAATTTCTGTAAGCATTCTTTCCATCAGGTCTGCGCAATAGCCCACAAAAGGGAATTTAGTCTTTCCGTAAGCCACACTACGTGCCAACCCAATAGCAATTTCTACTGTTCGTATGCTTACCTTTCTCATTTCTGAATCCTATTCCATAACTCAGACAACGGCATACCTTTGATCTCTTTCCAACCAATATGAATACAGGCATACATAATGAACAGGAAGAAGCTAAACACCACTATAAATATCAGCACCGCAAGGGTAGCAACAAACAAAGCGAACATGTTAAGTATTGTGACAATCAAAATGGTGCCTCCCCTAAACTAGATAAATCAATCGGCTTTTTCTTGCAACGTAAAAGTTTGTACGTCCACCCAACTCTCCCACTGACGATTTGGTTTGCTTCTTCTCGTCTTGAGACCTTGCGCATTAGCTCGTGGTTCTCGTCGTAAATTAGGTATGTATTCAAACTTGTGATCCTCAAACTTTGGTATGTAATATTTTGGCTTTGGTAATAGACTTAAGACTTCGTCCAATACTTCAAGTATTTGCAAACGCCGGCGCATATCACTTTCTTCTCCTTGATTTGACTGCAACAATCCCTACTTCAGGCTCTACTTTGTTGCGTTCTTCAATAATTAAATCTGCTATCTCCCATACTGCTTTTGGGTTTATTTCGCCTTTTACTGCAAACCCCATTGTTAGCATCATTGCAAAGCAATCTCTTAAATCATCATCACCGATCATACAATTTCCTTCAACTCTTCATAACCGCAAGTTTCATCCCAATACAAGAAAGTGTTTCCTTTATGTTGGAGCATGTTAAGCACTGGTTTACAGCCAGCTTCGCAGTCAAAATGAACTCGTAGTCCATGCCGTCTTGGGCTTGGATTCATAGTGAAGTCTTTGTCTACTTCAACTTTAGCGTTACCCGAAACCACATGCAAACAAGTGCCAGTCATATCTTCACCGCAGTCAAACACTTCAACTTTTCCTTGGTGCATATACCCACCTTCGCAGTTTGGGCAAGTAAGTTCATCTCCGTAATCCCACTCACCTTTTTTAAGTTTAATAGTCATCTGTAATGTCCTTTTCCATTGTGTTCACAATCTTTTACTGGGCAAAACTTCTTGCATGTGAAGTTCGGCTTTGCGTTCCATACGTTGTTGTCGTGTGCCGCAGCTAACTTATCTGTTTCTTGAACCCAAGTAAGCCACTTCTCTGATGAGTCGTGCTTGATGTAATGGGCTCGCACGAAGTCTTCGCATACTACAAAAGCCAGCCCTGCTTTGACTCGCTCAACCAATGGGAAGTGCTTAAATACGCACAATGCCATGAGTTCAAGTTGTTTAGTATCAGCATACTGACTGCTCTTACCTGTCTTATAGTCAACGATGTGAGCCAAGTTGTCCTGAATAATAACTAAGTCGGCTACACCTCTAAACCAAACTTCTTTATCAAAGAACCCGCATGGCTCCAAATCCTCAGTCAAACCCATCTTGTGTTCACAAAGCTTTCGGCCGGGTATGTCCTTAAGCACATCCAATACTGGTGTAAGGAATGAGAACTTCTCCGGTACCGGCTCACCATCTCTGATGTGTTTCTCAGCCGCTTCATGCACCATCTTGCCGTAGGTCAAATGCTCGGTCTCAGGCTCAACAATATCCTTAACCACCCGTAAGTGATAATATTTTTTGGGGCACTGTTGGAACAGTCCGAGAGACGAGTAAGACCAAGTAAAGTCAGGCATTATTTAACTGTTGTCCATTGGTTGTTACGATTAAGGTTCTTTTCTAAGTTATCTGACCAAGTTTTTTGTGTTGCTTTTTTATCTGCGGCTCTCGCTGCACCTCTAGCTTCGTTGTAATATCTTTTTGATTTTGAACCTTTAGCGGATAAAGAATCAACTTTGCTTTTAGCTAACCAATCTAATAGTTCAATATGGCGCTCTTTTGGTAATGCAAATAGTCTTTCACTTAAGGCAGGCATGTATTCAGCTACCCAAACACGCACGCCTTGCCCTCGTTTAGTAAAGCAATTCTTTGTACGCTTCAGCCCTAGCCTATCAGGATAATCACCAAACTCTGCACAGCACCAACTATTTAATTTTTGGCAATCTTCAAAGTCCTGCCAACATTTAATAATCATGGCGTCCCAAAAGCGCTGAGTTGGTTCACGCTTATTCATTTTTTTACAGAATCAAGTAAATACTTAGCTAATTTAATACGAATTTCGTCAGCGTCTTCCCAAAGATAGCTTGTTCTTGTATAGTGAACAGGCTTAACTTTTAACTTTTCAAGAATAAATTTACTTGTCAACATAAGTCCTATTTCTTTGTTGATTTCACTGGTAGTTAAGCAAGGTAGCTTTTTCATTCTTCCTCCACAGGTATCCATGTTCTGACTGCACCGCTCATTAATTTGATCTCAGCTTGGGCATTCATGCAGTGGTCGTAAGCACTTTTAAAATCACGAGCAACCAACGCATCGTGAGCCATCTTTATCTGTTGCATAGCATGTAAATAAAAACCACTGTAGTCCACTTTATCTTCCATTAAACGTTCCATTTCTCAATAGATTGCTTTTTACTGCAATCCCCGTAGCTCTTACCCATACCCAATTCGCAAGCAAG